TCACAAATGGAGAATTTATGAGTTATAAATATAGTGATAAATCTTTAGAAAAATTAAACACTTGCCATCCCGATTTGCAAAGGTTATTTAAAGAAGCTATTAAGTACGTGGATATTACGATTATTGAGGGAGTAAGAACAAAAGAACGCCAAGAAGAACTTGTTCGCACAGGTAAGTCAAAAACATTAAATTCTAAGCATTTAAAACATAGCGATGGCTTTAGTCACGCTCTAGATGCCGTTCCTTGTCCAATAGAGTGGGAGAATTGGCAAAAAAATTATTTATTTGCCGGTTTTATTAAAGGACTAGCCTGTTCTATGGGAATAAAAATTAGAATGGGCGCAGATTGGAACGGGAATTTTGATACAAAAGATCAAACTTTTCACGATCTACCTCATTTTGAATTAGTAGTAGAATAATTTATTTTTTTAAACAATTATTTTTTCCAAAATTAATCTTTTCGGCAATTGAATTTGGTGAATTACATACTTTTTGTTTTTGTTTTTGAATAACAAACAAAAAAAATGCAATAACAATTGAAATTAACATTAATCTTAAATTAGTCATTTAATCTTATTAATTATCCCATTTTTTAAATATTTTATCAATTACATTATGTTTTTCTGATAACTCAGAAATATTTTTTTTACTGCTTCCGGATTTATGTAAAGTTTTTAACATTTTAGAAAAATCAATTTTTTCATTTTTAGACACAAGCTGCTCTAATTCGTTAATACTAGAATCTAATTCGTCACCCTCCGGCTCTTCTTCTGCAACGTCTTCTTCGTTTGCAGCCTCTTCAGGAGATTCTCCCATGGCTTCAGGGGGCATCGCTTCGCCTTCAGGAGCGCCTGCCATAGCTTCTGGCGGCATTTCTCCGCCCATAGCTTCTGGCGGCATACCTCCGCCTCCAGCCATTCCTGCCGCTGCTGCTTGTTGAGTTTGCTGAAGTTGCATCTGCATATTTTGTAATTCAGCAGCTTTAAGCCCTTCCTGAAACCCAAGTCGAAAACTTACGTCCATAGCATTTATATGCCTAGATCTTAGCTCGTAGTATTTTGATTTCCAATCTGTTTTTTTACCGCTCATATATTCTCCTATTCGTCATCTTCGTCTAACATATCTTGTTCTAACATTTTTAATAATTCAACATGATCAGGTCTGTAAGCAAAATAAGCCTGAACCGCCGTTGGGTTTGACTGCATTAGTATTGATAATTGTTGAAACCAGAATGCGTCCCGTCGGTATTTTAACATAGGATCTACTAGATACGCAGGATCGATAGTATGTCCCATAAAATTTGATGTTTCTAAGTATTTGTCAACTATTATTTGGAATCTTTCATTAAAATTTACATTTCCTCCAAGATGACTTCCCATAGGTCTTTTGTCTACATAATTCATCACTTCATCCATACTCATATGGAGAGGCATGTCTTGCTGAAGTCTAAGAGCTTCGTTTTGTCTTGTATCAGCATCTAGCCCAGAAAGAGTGATGATACATATCTGGGAAAGCTCAGGGTCAATTAAAGGAAAAAGTTTTTCATTAATAAATTCTTGAAATTTTAAAATAAGAGGTCTAATCCCTGTATCTCTAGCTGCCGTAAGTTTATATTCATTATTTGCTTCTGATAATGACTGCTGATTTGTTCCTTTTGAAAGATGGCCATACCCTGGTAGTTCGTCAGGAGACATGTTAAATGCAGACAAAATATTTCTAGCAACTGAATCATACAAAAATTGAAATTCCCCATCTTTTTTTTGCATATTCATAGGAACCCATTGTACGTCATCCTCTGCGCTCACGCCAAAAATAGGTGTTCTAAAAGAATTCCCTACGCTATTAATTGAAGCGTTAAATTGTTGTTTAATACCTTCAATTGTTGCTTGATCGATTTCATCGGATTTTATTACTAAAATACCCTTAGTAGCCCTGCCGTTAGCAAAATAAAGCCTGTTGTACGTTTCTATAGAAATATGAGTAGTAACAGCTTGCATTATTGTATCAAGAGGAGTAACAGGATATCCGTTATGTTCAATATCCGTAGAGGGAAAAAGATTACAAACAAGCATTTCTTCTTGAGTAAAAGCCTGTCTAGGTATGTTGTCTACTACTTGAATCCAAGAATACGTTCCAGCTAAAACAGAAGTTCTATCAATTTTAGATCCTTGAAGATCTTCCAACAATCTAATAGATGCCTGTCTTACACTGTCGGCATATTCTCCTTTTTGAACAGCTCTATAAATTGTACCAGCATCAATAGGTCTAAATCTATGAAAAACCTTGTTACCTATGTCGTCTTCTTGATAGATAACTTCGGTGGCAAACCTGCCAAATGACAAACCGTTTATTGCTGATGTATAAAAATATTCAGACAATAACATTCTATCTTCGTTAGCTACCCCTTCGTTACTACCGCAATTCATTAATATGTTGAGTGCCTTAGAAATCCTCTCTTGGATTTTAATTCTTTGTTCTGGAGATAAAATTTCTTCATATTCAGTTTTTATATTTCCTTCAATACCAATATCAAACCTATCTTTTCTAAGACGAGCAAACATTGACATTGTATTACCTCTA